CCACGAAATTGAATCTGGTAGGGTCGGGTTAAAAATCGAATAAGCTGCAAATAAACTTGATGGGACAATTCCAGTAACGGGGTTAAGAACTGTCAATGTTCCAACAATTGAACTGATTGGGGTAAAGGGCAGATTAATGACCTGAATTACCGTACTTGATGTATCAGCGTCACTAAGGGTTGCGGTGGTGTTGCCTGTTGACGTTACAGGATCACGCTCTGCATACGCCATCGCGATTGAATAAGCAGCACCACCTGGATTTAATTGCTGATCGTAGGCTTCTGTCCAAGTCGGTGGATTTGTCGTGGTTACAGCATAGCCACTGGTTGTTGGAGCCGCCCCGTCAGCATCTCTTGTTGATGTAAATATCAACGTTAAGTTATTTGATAAAGTCGGGGTTATTCCAGTGGTCGTTAGACTACCTGTTGAAGTTTGAGCCGCCCCGTTTGATTGGTCGACTGGGGTTGTAGAATATACTCCCGTAAATCGAGAAATTGCTCCCATCATTTGACTACCGTCATTATCAGCGAAAGTAAAGTTTGTAGCAGCCACGTCACCAGCATCAGCAATCTTTTTAAATAGAGTTGAGGCTATGCCTCCAGCAGTTTGAATGATTTGAGTAAAGCCAGAGGGTATTGTTGTTAAACTATTTCCGCCGCTTGGTCCAGTCCAATGTATTTGAGCCACCATCAGATCTCCTACAGCCAAAGAAACAGGCTTAGTTATAACGACAGAACCAGATCCTGTTGCCTGTTGATTTGATTGATAAGAAGGGGTCCTTGCCATTTTATGTTAAATAGAAAATACCTGTTGAGTTCCAACTAATAAGCACTGTTTCGGCGGTATAAACTCTGTCAGTAGAAAAATCAATTACGGCTATTAGCGGTGAAGTCCCAGCAACGCCTGTCGACTTGTAGAGTATCCCGTATCTGAACGTTACCGTTGTATTTGTTGAAGTTATGTCATCGGCATCAAACACAGCACGATCATTTCCAGTATCAACAGTCACAGACTTGTTTGCCAAAGAATAACCACCAGCTGTATAGCCAGTACCTACTACTTCGTTAGTGATGTCGTCAAAGAAATCGTGAGAGTCGATATTTGGAGTGTAAGAACTTGTTGTGAGTGCGAGTTTGATTGTGTCAGTATCCATATCTATGGACCCGTCCTGAATCTTCTTTTTAAAATTGTTGTAGAAAGCTGAGGCCATATTTATTTAATTAGTTGTAAAGAATTTTTCTACTCGATAATTGCAAGTGTTCGTCTTTGTTTCTTAGGGTGTAAAACTCAGCCAAAGCGTCTTCTTCAAGAACCACCATCTCAGAAAGAGCCTTAGTGTTAGCTAAGGTTTTTGTTGCCGCGTAATCACGGCAAGCGATCAAAGCTATAAGTCTGTGGAACAAAGAATTTATACCCGGAACTTTTATTGTGTCGTCGGTTACAAAGTAAGATGGTGGGCGTTGGAAATAAACCTTTAATCCCGCAGTCTCCGTTACTTGGGAAGCAAGAGGTTTTGGATACAAAACAATAGAATTGGCTATCTTGTCGTAAAACTGAGGGAGACCCGCTGTCTTTAAGAAATCGGTTAATGATTGGTTGTACAAATCAGCCTGGTCAATAGGTTTTAGAAGCACCCAATTCCCGTTAGCGTCCTTTATTTCTACTCTTAAAACTCTTAAAAATTCTACGGAGAAACTGTAGTCTTGCTGCTCTGAACCGGCTGTAGTTACTAAAGTCGTTGTAGCAATAGGAAAATCTGTCTGATTATTATCATCCCACTGCCAACGACCATCTGACTGCATTATTAAAGACGCCACACGATTAAGCGCGTTGTTGAGTAACCTAGTGAACGTCGCTAGGTAATTTGCGTTACCTGAAATTGACCCATAGTTTCCAAATACGTTAGATTCACACTCTTGAATAAGACCATTTTTATCTGCGCTAGTATCCGAGAATTGGAGTGCCATTGTTAAATAATACAAAATGGCCCCACTTACTGATGAGGTTTTGTTATCCAGTCCTTAATTAAGGGCTAACTTAAGCCACGTTCAGGTCATTCAACATCTCACTGATCTTTTCCGAAAGATTGCTGGTTTTATACTGCCAATTATTTTTTACGTGTTCGTAAGCACTCTTACCAATCTTAATTCTTTTGTCTTCATTAAGGATTAACTCCTCCATAGCATCAAACCACTCTGAGGGCTTAACAAGTAATCCTGTTTTGTCATGAGTGATGACTTCTTTGCCTTCTACCTCAACGTAATATGGATGGACTTTTGAAGCGATAACCGGAAGTTTTATCGCCGAATATTCTAGAAATTTAATATGCGATTTGCATCGAGTAAAAGCACTGTCAACTAAAGGTGCAACACCAATGTTCCATTTTTGGGCAGCAAGCATCTCTGGGTATTGCTTAAATGTCCAAGTAGAAGGTAAAAGATCGCATCTTTCCATTATTGGGAAATCAAATTCTTTAAACATGTGGAGCATGTCCTTGCTTATCGAGCCAACACTTTCAAAGTAAACGTGGGGGTATTTCCTCATAATCTTTAGGAGTTCTGGTAGAAACATCTCTAGGTCATCTTGATGTGAGTTTGATCCAGCATACCCAACAATGAATTTATCTTTGTGTTTCGGGGTAGGTGGGAAGTCCCAATCAGCAAGATCATTCATGTTCGGGATCACAACTATCTTCTTCTCTAGGCCGTGAACCTTCTTGAAGTGATCGTAAAGTTTCTGCCTTAAAGGTTCGGTGGAGACTGTGATAACGTCAGCCAGTGAAAGGATTGTTGCCATAAAAGCTTTGTCTCTCTTGGTGGCTTTGAGTTTGTCATACAGAGGATGTGAAGGATGCACATCTAAGAAATTATCATCGCAGTCTAGAATAACTTTCTTATTTAGTTTGTCTCGAGTGTAAAAAAGTGCCGAAGCTTCCATCGGATCACTGAAATAACTTGTCCAAAACACATCGTGGTCCTTAAAAATTCTAGCCCAACGTTCCTCTTTGGTTTCACCTTTCCTTGTTAGTTCTATGCCACACACTGTTACCTCGTGACCTTTAACCATTTGCGAGGGTTTGATCGTTCGGTAATAACCGACACCGCCATAAGTATTTTCTGTCTGCCTTACTACGTTTGCAGAGTGATCTGGGTAATGAAAGAGGATTCTCATTTAGCTAATTTAATCATGTTACCTTCATCGTTAAGATGGCCATCTATTAAAAACATCTTGCCTCGTTTCCACACAATCTCTCCGTTGTGCTCTCCGAGTTGGAAACACTCGTCTATGTAGTTGACGTTTATACCTACTTTATCCAGAGCAGGGAAAAGAGAAAGCTGATCTCTTCGAGAAAACCTACAATAATCTGCCCACCACGCTTCGTTAAAATCCCTGACTTTCTGGGTATTTTTTCTAATTATCACCCCACCCTCACACAAGCCTTTGTGTTTTGCATATTCGTGATCTTCATACCACTTAGCCTGTTCAATGATCAGTTCAGGATCATCTAGTTTAAGCTTCGCACAAATGAGCGCTTCGTCGTAAATACAATCTCTATTAGGATGTTTAAAAATTGCCATGTCATAACCTTTCATATAGGTTTCGATAATCTCCTCTGGAGGGTTGATCATTTTAATGTTCCCATCAATCCAAATTGTGTACTTACTCTCAACGAATTTGTGAATCAATATCTTGTGAATCCTGGAGTTTCTTCTTGGGTCCTTAAACTTATCGTATGCAGGTCGAATCTCCCAGAGATCAGTTCGTTGAGGAACGTCCATGAAAGCGACGTACTTAGCGTTACCTCTCTCTTGATCGTTTCTAAGAGTGTCTTTGCCTCCTGTGATTGATGTGACTACGGTAATTTGTTCCATCTTTTTTTCATTACAACTTCTCCAATAATTTTCATTTCTTCGTAAGTCAAGATGTTTCCTTTTACACCATTACAATCTCCACAGGCTATAGCCAAATTACCAGAAACATACCCTTTGTTATTGTCTGTTCGATCAATTTCCAATCTTCGGCCTGTAGATTTAAAACCACAATAGACGCACTCTTGTTTTTGTTTTAAATACCATTCAATAAATTCATTAACTCCCATAAAATCAAAATTTCTTTTTCTGGCGTTGCCTTTAACACCTGAGTAAATACCCCGAGGGGACTTCTGGTATTTATGACTCGCTTTTTTTTGACTAAGTCTAGCCCTAAGTGGGTTATCCAAAATCCACTTCTTGCGTCTTTCCACGATCTTCTCAGTGTTTTTCAAATAATAATCACGGTTACTCTGTTTTTTGGTGATAGTTATGTCAGAATTTTGCATACTTTTTCTACGTCTCGTTTAGTCATTTCCGGATAGAGTGGTATATAGAGACCTCTTTTAGACCACTTATAAGCGTCCAGTGATTGATAATCTGTTTCATACACGGGCTGCATCGACATTGGCTTGAAGAAATAACGACTCTCGATACCCGCGTCAGCTAATTTGGCTCTGGTTTCTTCTTGTTTGTCTTTACAATCAATGTCGTACACCCACACAACATCACGCTCCGGCATTAAATATTTACTTGGGATCATTGAGTCGTACCAAGCTTCGACTTGCTTACGTTTCTCTAAAATTTCATCTATTCTTTCCACTTGTGCAAGACCAATGGCCGCTTGGATGTTACTTAATCTGTAGTTATATCCGATCTTCTGATGAAGCATTGTCATGTCTTTGTCCAAATAAAGATGGGTGAGCTTTGCCATCTCTGAAGAGTAAGAAATGTTGTTTGTGAGACACATTCCCCCTCCTCCAGTCGTAATTATTTTACTTGCATGAAATGAGTAGCAAGCAATATCTCCTCTGGGCATAATTCCATGAGCTTCCGCCATATCTTCTACCACAGGAATGTTTTCACTTTCAGCGATTCGATAGATCATGTCTGAAACCTTGCGGCCGTAAATCGGAACAACCATCACCGCTTTAGTCTTTTTATTTATAGCTCGTCTGAACAAGTTAGGGTCCATATTTAGATCATCTAGACAGTCTATAAACACCGGAGTTGCCCCTGTGTAAGTAACTGCCCACGCTGTAGCCACCATTGTGAACTCAGGGACGATTACCTCGTCACCTGGACCAATTCCCAACGCAAGAAGAGCAAGATGTAAGGCTGACGTTCCTGAATTACACGCCACGCCATATTTATATTTATTGTAGTTAGCCCAAGACTCCTCAAACTGCCAAATATGGTCACCTTTGCCAATATCACCCTTGTCAAATGCTTCAAGGAGATATTGTCTCTCTAAACTCGTCAGATAAGGTTTGGAAGTGTTCATATCAGTGGTTCTTTTAACCTAAAGGTGTCCTTTTCGTAGTTTTCCCCCACTCTTTTACCAATACAGATAGAAACTATCTCTGAGTCTTCCAAAGCTTTATATGCGTGCGCTACCTTGGCTGGATGTTCGACAACCTTTCCTTTAGACAGTTTCTTATGGTAACGGCCTTCGTAGTTATCAATCACACATAGAAGTTTTCCTGAGATTACAATGTCAATCTGGTTGGTCTTATTGTGTAAATGATTTCCTCGAACTACTCCTTTCTTAAAGGTGATATGGGTTACTGAAAAGTTCTTGCCTACTAAAAGGTCAGTGATAGTACCTCTTTTGTCTTTATGATTTGGTTTCATGTTATGTATGGCGATGGGTTAGGGATAATCCACGTTTTGATTTGAGGGACGTTCTTCATAATCTCGTCCTTGAAATTCCAGGCCAGCAACAAACCTATCTCATCACCCTCCAACTCTTTGTCTGACTTTATTGGTAGTTGCGAACCTGGAGTGAAGCGCCCTTGTTTTAACTTTGAAACATCGGTAACAAAGTCTAGATACTTTCCTACCCCGGTGTAGTTTAAAAGAGTCATACCCTTCGCTGGAGCCGAGATACCAACAACCTTTTTGCCGTCCTGTTTATACATCAAAACCAAATCCATCAGTTCAATCTTGTTCTGCTCGACCCTGGAAGCAAATTCTCGAAGTTTTTCTAAAGTGAAGTCTTCTTTTTCGATAGTTTCTTGAACAATAGGCATTACGTGTAGAACCCCTTTTCTCGCGATGTAGCACCTAAAACAACCTCCGTGGATTGAAGTAAATTCAATGTTAGCTATTTCCATATCAAACTTCTCAAGGAATTTAACCAATGGTCTAACAGCAAGGTAAGAGAGATGCTGGTGGTAGACAGTGTCATATTGCAGTCCTTCAATGAAGTCTCCGAGGTAAGGTGACTCAAAGATGAACACTCCGTCATCTTCCAGCACAGCTTTTACGTCTTCCATTGTTTGATCGAGATTATCAATGTGAGCAAAGACGTTTGATCCTGTGATGATTCCAAACTTCCTATCACCAATTGCTCTTTTAGAGAAGAGCGCATTGATAGTTGGGATAAGACGAGCATTTGCAATATCTGTTATGTCCTTACAAGGATCGATACCTAAAACATCGTAACCTTTTGCTTTGAATTTAGAGAGCAATGTCCCATCATTTGATCCAATGTCGAGAACTCTTTTACCTGTCCCTACCGAAGCAGAAACAGCGTCAACGAATTCAGTCCAATGTTTATCTGCAGTCTTGGTTATTGATGATTCGTAAAGATAATCTGAATCATAGAGGACTTCTGGAGAAACGACATAGTTTAATTGGACAAACTGACAGTCCTGACATTGAACAAGTTTTAGTGGGTAAGTAGTTTCTGGTAAGTCAGGGTCTTTACGGAAGTTATCAGAATGAGGATGATGTCCTCCGTCCCAAAACATAACAAGGTCCTTTGATTTACATAGGCGACAAAAAGTTTTTCTCATTTGTTCAAATTTAATACTCGGTTACCCCAAGTGTCTGTTTTTAAATGGCACGGTTTGCACAATGTTCTACCGTTGTCTATTGCAAAACGAAGTTCGGGAAAGAGAGCGAAAGGTTTTATGTGATCGGCGTTTAACTTTCCTCCCCGTTGTTTGCACCACACACAAATCCAGTTGTCTCTTTTAAACACAGCCTCACGCCAGAGTTTATATTCTATAGATTTTCTAATTTTTTCGTTTATTGGAGTAACACCACCTTTCCAACTATGGTGTTGGTTTGCTCTATTGTCTTTTCTCCTAAGTTGGGCCTCGGTCATCTTTTTCCTAGTTTCTAATGAGTGTTTCTTTCCATAAAAGGGGTTGTCTTTACCTACTTGTTTTCCTTTTCTCTTCTCACTAAATTTCCTCTTAACCTCGTCAGACCACGGTCTACCCTTATTCCAAGGAGTAAATCCTTTTTTAAAATGTGTTCTGCCTGTATTTCTGGTTATTCCTTTCATAATCTACACGAGTTTCGCAACATTTAAATTTAATTTATCTGGTAAAGTCTCTGACCATATATAATCCTCACTTTGTTCATCAAGCTTAATGTTTAAATCAAGTGGGCTGACTATAAAGACGACTGAAGTTGTGTGAACCGAATCTAACCCCAGATCGTTCTCTTTATAAAAATCTTCATAGAAGCCTGCTGTTCCAAGAATCTTGACCTTGATGCCAAGTTCTTCAAACATCTTCCTGTGAAGGGCGTCCTCTAGTCTCTCGTTCTTATGAACTCTACCTCCAGGCACAAAGTACTCTCCCTTAAGAGGGTTGTTTTTCCTTTTAACTAAAAGGTACTTGCCGTTATGAACAATAATCCCATCGACACACATGATCGGCATCAGATCAACGATATTCTTGTATTGCTCTGCCTCTATATAGTTTTTCAAGATAGCTGATGAACTAGTTGTTTTGTACCCCCCAACGTTCTCAATTACTTCAATACCAAGTTTATTGCAAGCCTCAATAGCTAGTTTATTTGGGTCAGCCCCAGCGCAGTAAACATCTGGTTTTATGACTTTCAATGCATCGGTAATGTCTGCGTGGTGGAAACTTTCGTTGGAATCATAAATCGCAACTTCATCAACCTCTTTTATTCCTTCAAGGATTTTCATTCTTTCTCTTTCATCTAAAAGATAGTTGCCTTTTTTGCGGGCGAGGCGTTTATTGCCCTTAAGAATCACGATCAGGTAATCGCCATGTTTCTTAGCCTCTCGGATGTAATCGAGATGTCCGCTGTGTAATGGATCAAATGAACCGCTGATTGCTATTTTTATCATATAAAAAGGGCGATCATTTCTCGCCCTGGGCCTCTTCGAGAAGCCTACGTTTAATCTCACTTGTTGGCACAACGCCAGCGTAGCGACGGGAAAAGAACACTCGACGACCTTTGCTCTTCATGTAAGCGATCTCTTCAGACTTACCGGCCTCCCATTCACGAGTGAGTACGTAGACATCCACGTCGTATTTCTTCAGAAGATCAAGGGGACTGAACTTGTGAGCTGGAACGACCTTGTCAACACAACGGAGGTTCTCGAGAATCAACTTCTTGTGAGCCCAAGGCAGGACAGGCTCACGCTTCTTGTACTTCCTTATCAGTTGGTTGGTATTCAAAGCCACAATGAGCTTGTCTCCGAGTTGACTTGCCCTCCTTAAGGCTAAAACATGCCCGTGGTTGATGATCTCAAACGCTCCTTGGATTAGGACTACTTTCAATCGTTTCTCCTTTCTTTTCTTAGTATACATGAGTTTATTTGACAGTTTGCAATAAATAGGGGAAGTTGGGGATTGCTTGATTTTCATCTGCCTTGTAACCAACACAAACAAAATCTCGACCAGGGTTGTGGTGGAAAGTTCCGACAGCCGTAAACAATCCAGTATATCCAGCTTTATTTAAAGCAGTTGTGACAGATGCAGGACACCAAGCCCACTTATTCCAAATATTATTATCGATTCCATAAAGTTGCATAATGCCGTTCTTTCCATGGAGTTCATCGATAGTTTTAGCTTCTAGGATATTTTTACAGACCTTCTGGACATCGCCTGCTTCCAAATAGACGGCCCCACCGTTTCTTAACCATTTATACCAACGAACCAAAAGTCCCTCCAGAACATCCGGTGGAGTGTACTGAATTACATGGGAAGCAAGAATGATGTCGACGCTCTCAGGTTCTCGATCGTATGTTAAAAAGTCAGCCTCTATATCTACTTTGAAATCACCATTGTACATCTGCTTGTTATCGAGGTTTATCCAACTCTCTCGATAATCTCTCCCACACCCGATGTTTATTGCAATAGTTTCTGCCATATTTCTATATGTGCTTTTGCGTGATTCTCCCAAGTCCAATCTTCTACCTTGTTAGGGCTGAGAGTTTTAAATAGTTCGATCAATTCTTCTTCGGTGTCGAAGTAATGATCTAGTGGCATATCAATATGAAAACCTTGTTTTGTTCCGATCGTCTTCACACCTGCGTTTGCAGCGTCTAGGAGCCCCATAGAGCCCTCATCCTTACCAAAGTAGAGTGCGTAGTCAGATGAGTCTAAAATCTGCTGGTGGAGCTTATAATCGAATTCAGAGAAATAATCGACTTGAAGTCCGTCGGCGACTAAAGGAACGAGAATATCATGCCATCCTGTTCCCATAATCCTGAAAGCCCACTTGTTATGGTCTATAGTTTTAGCTAAAGCAGTGAACATTTCCTCTCGCTTGCAGTTGTCTGGGTAAACATTGGTTAGAATGGCCACAATTTGGTGTCGTCTGTGATTCCCATCGTGTGCAGGCAACACATAGTTGAGCTTCTCCCCAGGTAACCCCCAATCTGTGAGCTGTTTCTGCACTTGTGGTGAGAAGCAGATACCTACATCAGCAGTTTCCAATCCTTTCTTTAGAGCGTCTAGCTTATATCCTTCAAATATGTGAGTTACCTGGAGGGTATTCTTAGTATTAGGTGAATTCTCGTACTTATAAGGGAGGTAGTTAATACAATGATTTACGTCCGCCGTAGGGTCTTGACCATTAGTCACTTTGGAATCTACGCCCATTTTTAACAACTCTTCATTCAAACGGTTTGCCATTTTCGTTAGAATGCCATTGTTTATTCCCTGTTCAAAATTAGCAATATTTACACGCATGTTTTTATTTATTTAAATAAGCAAAATCCCCAAAATACTTAACAGCGGCTTTGTTGTAAGCACGACCAGCCAACTCAGCTGTATTAAAGGTTCCAAGATGCTTTCTTAAATAATCTACCTTTAATACAGCGTTCCATTTCCCTAGCTTTTTATTAAAAAAGACACCCTTGAAACCAGACTTATTGTTCTTGTTTAGACCACGATTAATACCGTTGTTTGATTTAGTAGCTAACCGTAAATTTTTTCGGCGGTTATCAAGAGTATCTCTATTTATGTGATCTACTTCCATATTTTTAGGTATTTTATCCATAACTACTCTATGCATAAGGATAAGCTTACCGCCTTGGTTCTTTGCACCTCTTCGGATAGCATACCCGTTATTATTTAGACACCATTTATGTTTTCCTAGAGTTTCAAAAACATCATCATCAACGATTGCATACCCTTTGATAGTACTTCTACCTCTGTGTCCACCTAATTGAATCTTTCTCATTATTCTCTATCAAAAAATATATCACCACCCTCTTTGGTTTTAATTGACTCTAAAGTGGTGTTCACTAGGGCTAACGCCTCTCTGCGACTCTTGTGCTTCGCTATGTAACCATTAGGGAAAGTAATGACGTACATTGGGTCTGGTTCTTCTTTAATGAAGTCACTTGGAATAGGACAGACGTCTACTCCTGATAGTTTAATGTTCGCAATTCCTGCCCTGTTGGGATTGAGAACGATTGTAAGTCGTGGATCAATAGCCTTAAGTTCGTTTTCAAAGTCTGGAAATGTAGGCATTATATTTTATCTAATTCCTTTTTAGTCTCGATAGCGTTAGTAAATAGCACGAGGCAAGCAGCGACAATATCCTCCAATTTCCTTGAAGGTAAAGTAACTGCATTTCCATAAGATTCCCCTTTGTATAAAAAAGTATAGGCGATCTTACCTTTCTCACACAGAATATCTATATCTAAATCTCCTGGTAGAACAAATTGTGACACACGTTTCATTACTTAAAGTATCACACATAACAAAAAAGGCCGCAATCGCTTGCAAGCCCTTTCTGTTGATAAGAACTAGTTATTAGCCTGACCAGCAACGTAAGTGATACCACCTGTTGCACCTGTTCGAATTGAAATAATCCAATTTGAATTGAGGGTTTTAACTGCAAACGGCATCTTCCATCCCACCGTGCTGAACATATTTAGAGGATTACTTGTGTCATTTGGTCCTGGGTTCTTCACGATAACTGTAGGTGTCGTGATAGAAGCAAGATTAATGATACCGTAGGCATTCTTTCCAAAGATGAAGTTTTCGTAAACTGTAACAACTCCAGCAGTTGTAGCTGTGACTGGTGAACCTGAGGTTCCTGCAGTCAAGTCAAACTTCTGGTTATTAGTTTCTACGAATTCTACACCGTGGAGCTTACCAACTACTCCACGCTCGATAGCGTCTGAAGTTGTGTATCGATGAGCATCCAACCATTCTGAGTTACCAAAGAGATCGTAAGCGGTGTCTGGACCGATGATACCTCGGAATAGGCCGTTTTCGAATCTTTGAGCTTTGTTTTTCTTCAAAGTTCTTACAGCAGCGCGAATCTCAGCACCTGTGAGAACGTCTGTCTGCAAGAGAGTTGAAAGAACTTTCGAACCGAGAGTCGCGATTTGATCAGTTGCACCAGCAGCCAATTCTTCGCGAATAAGTCGGTCAATAGATTCACCTGCGTTTTGGCCGTGTACTTCAACGTGCTCCTTGAGACCCACGTCAATCTGAGTCATTGAGAACAATGAGCTTACGTTTGTAACTGCACCATATTCTGCGAGTGTTGCTGACACCTGTGTAGATGTCATAGCTGTTTCTGCAGGATTTGTAGCCTCAGAAAGAGCTGCTGTAACTAGGGCGAGAGGTGTGAATCGTGAGAATCGCACAACTGTACCCGAGTTCATAGGAACGTTACGAACCTGCGCACCGAAATCGTGGCGTAGTTCGATTTTTGCCCGGTCTAGAAAGACTTTGTCATAGTAGACCTGGGATGGGGTAATTAAACCCGCTGCACTTGAAGCCATGTTATTAAATTATATTAATTTGCGTGAGGCAGGATTTTTTCCAATTCGGCCACTGACATATTCCTCAAGTCTTGTTCAGTATATTTCCTCTCGATCTCTGAAAGGCCTGCGCCAGTGTTAGTTTCACCCGCAGCGTCTTCAGCCTTCCTTTGTTCTTTAGCTCTTTGGAGCCCCATAACAATAGGACTTTTTTCATTCTCAAGAAGCTTTGCTCCGCCGTTGTGCATAATGAGGTCTATTTCATCCTCGTTATAACCCATTCGGTGAAGCCTGAACTCGTCTGATTTTAATATGTCAGAGGGTTTGGGAGTTTCCCTTTCACTAATGTGAGGTTTGGGCTTGTTTTGCTTTTCAGCAAGTCTGCGCCATTTAGCCGCTTCATCCTGGGCCTTTTTAAGTTGGGCTGCGGAATCATCGACAACCACTTCCTCATTGGTTTCTGTTTCGTTCCCTTGTGTCTCGTCTTGAACGTCGACGGTTATTTCATCATTTTCCATGTTGATGTGAACAGTTAGGCCTGTTTTACTGGG